TCTGACTTTAGCATAAGTCCACTTGTTACTAAATCAGAATTTAATCCCATTCCAAGTAAGAATACGTTTACTGTATTTAATGTAGTCTTATTCTCAGGATTATCCTCAAGGTCATCTAATCTTGCATATCCATTTAAAGCAATCTCTTGTAACATTTGATTCTTCATTACTAAGTCATCCGCACGAGGACCATTAAGTTCCCTTAATGTATCAACCATATCCATGGATACAAGCATGGTATTCTCTACATCAGATTCACGTCCATTTTTATCTGCTCCTGTAACTTGAGCTGTCAAAGCTGCACGTGAATCAATATTTGTACTCATACCATTTTTTTTACTAACTGTTTGTTGTGTACGCTTAATATTAAGATATCCAACTGGTACAGGTTCTTTAGTACAAACGACTTTAGATTTATCCATTGAAATGTGTGGAAGATATACATTTTCAAACAATGGAATTTTTAAAACTTTAGCTGCACGTTCAATATCTTCAAGCTTAATATTATTTTCATAATCAGCAACATTTAAAACAAGATATGCTTTTTTATTAGCAAAGAATGCTTTAAAATATCTATCGAACTCGGCGTCAGACATTTTTTGAAATAGAATCTTATAATGATTTGTATTAGTTCCAGTTTTATCAAACGCTGTAAAGAAATCATAAATAAGAGTTTCCATTGCTTCTCTTTTTTTAGGTGTGATAGCCATTATTTATCACTCCTTATAATAATTCTAATGCTGAATTAGAAACTTCATCTCTAATATTATTAGCTGTTATTTTTCTATTGTCCATTTCAAGTTCTCGTTTACTATCTTTAGTAACTTTAACTTCCTTAATTCTAATTTTTTCGGCAAGCATGATTAATGTTTTTCTACAACTCTCTTGCTTTGCTAAAATTTTAGTTTTCTTTTCAGCTGTAAATTCTTCATTAGATTCAACGCAAGCTTTATTCATCTCAAGAAAAGCTGCTTGTAATTCTAACTCATTTGATAAATTAGTTCTCAAATTATAGAAATGATAAATTAATTCTCTTGTAATAGGAATAATAGCTAAAGCAGCCAACGATATAGCAGCAAGACCTAAAGCTTCTGTTCCGCCAATAAAATTATCTTTACCACCGTTAATCACACCTTCAAGCATCTTTTTATAATTATCACGCATATTAGTATTTACGTTATTAAAGTTAGTAAGTTGCTCAAAATAAAAAAGATTTGCTCTAAGGTTAGTATTAACAAGTTTAATGTCATAAGTTTGTTTACCCGGAAGTTTGATGTATTCAACAAACTCATATATTAAAGCTGTTGTTGCTTCAACGCATGTATATACATATGTATTATATTCAAGCATTACATATTCAGTTTTAGTCATAAAACCTTTTTGATAAACTTGTGATAATGACTGAATATTACCAATTGCTTCTAAAACAATTTTAGCATATTTAACAGCATTAGATTTTTCAGCTGTTCCTAATTTCATAATAACATTAAGAACTTCCATCATGTTAGTATAGCCAGAATATTTTGTAATATCACCTTTAGATGCTGGAATACTACCAAAATCTATATGTCCTTTATCAATTACTGATTGATAAAGTTTTTCTTTATATTTTACATTTACAGGAGAATTTACATCTTCAAGAATCATTCTAGTATTATAAAATTCAGCACCAAAGTTTTTTCTATCTGAAGAATCGCTCTCCATAAGAATTGTGACTGCATTATATATTAAATCTTTAGACATGATTATCAATCCTTTCCATATATAAATTTATATTTTCTTTCTTCGTCATTAGGAATAATAATGTTTTCATTTTTACCAAGAAGAGATACACCTAATACACTTCTTACATTATGTATATTTTCCTTATAATGACACTCATATGCAAGATAAATATCATTAAGGTGCTTATATTTCATTAAAGTTAAGAATCCATTATCTTCTTTTCGTAAAATATCCATAATTTGAAGATCTTCAGTTAATTTTAAAAATATTTTACTATCTGAACTTAGTATAAATAAAGCCTCACAACTATCTGTATCTATATCAAATAATCCTTCAACATCTTCTTTAGTAAATGAAAAAGCCTTATGAATTATTTCATATATACTCATATCAGTTTCTAAATCTCTAAAAATATTAGGACCAAAGAGTAAATATTCACCAAGTTTTTCATCAGATATAAAAGAATTATCATAATTTTCAGTTAGTTTATTTTTATTTAATATAGGTTTAGGAAACGAATTAATATTAATCATATCTAATACATCCATTAAATCTATATTTTGTTTTTTCATTTCTTCAACTCTTTTAAGAACAATATCAGCTACGGGTTGTTTAAAATATTTATAAAAAAATATTCCACCTGATTCAAGAGCATGTATTTCTTTAAGAAATAAATAAACTAAAGCAGATAAATCGGGTATTAATACAGGAAGATTTTTACTTTCATTTATTGATTGAATGGTATATAAAATTCTTCCATAATAATTTCCACCAGATAAATAAGTATTTTGATTATAATAATTTAATTCTATCTCCAGTGTATCTAATTTATAATTTAATAATCGTAAAAAACAATCAATGAGCCCATCACAATCTTTGTCTATATTTCTTAAAATACGACAAAACTCAACGAATATATATGTAATAGTATCCATTGATTCAACTGGCAATAATAATAACTCTTTTAATTTTTTAATTAACTTTAAATCATCAACAGCCTTGTCATGTACATTATATTCAGAAATATAGTCAGTAATATCTTTGTAAATATCAGAAAATTTATTATGAAATGTGGCATTAATAGGTGGTACAATATCAACAAAATTTTCATTTATTTTCATAAATGAATTTGAGAATCTACTTAATTTCATTTTTTCATGATGGCGTTCTTTATATTCTTTTGCAATATCTTGAGGAGTTAATCTTATTTGTGTTTTAAAATCATGTGATAAATCAACCCAATGATTAAGAATATCCATTTTATATTCAGAAGCTATGTCTGATTCTGATTTATGAAGCATGGGAGATTCTAGCATAATTTCTGAAAGGAGATCATTTAAATAATACATTATTATTCCTCCTTATTTTCTACTTTTTTCATATTCTTTATAAACAATCGAAAATATTTTTTTATATTCTTCAGGCGGATTGTTATATCCACAGCTTCTATATATATCTGAATATTTTTCATATAAAACGTTTTTATGTGTAATCATTATATTAACTACTGATTTTATATGATTATTTAACCATAGCTGATAATCAAGTTCTTTTTCAATCCATTTAAAAGCTTGATCATAAACATGTGAAATATACGAATGAATATTAGAAGGAGTTGATTCGAATACATTTGTTATATAAGCTTCATCAAAAACTATTTTCCATTCATTTTTAATACGTGAATTAACTGTTTTTTTGGAAATATGTATAATCTCCATTATTTCCTACTCTACCTTCTTTATCTTTAATCTCAGATAAAGTAAATGGGAATATCTCAATATGTTTATTTGGATAATTCTTTTTTATATTTTTAATTTTGTCTTCTTGTTCTTTATATTCATTATTTTCTTTTTTAATTACATCATGTTTATTTTCATTGGTTATATTAGAAAATCCATTACGAATAATATTAAAACGATTATGTTGTACTGCTTGGATTAATTCTAATTCCAATGCTTTATTTAAATATACACCGGATATTTTATCTGCCATTTTTGGTGAAACATCTTTACATTTATCTTTCATTTCTTTATTATTTTTTTCTGTAATTTCTCTGTTTTTTTCTATCTTTTTATTGAGTTTATCAATTTTATGTTTAATCTTTTCTATTTTTATATTAGAAATTATGCTATTTTTTTGCTCTAAAGTAATTTCACCGTTTTCATATTTTTCATATACTTCATTAATTATTTTTGTATAATTATTTAAATCATACATTATTAATCCTCCTTATTTTATTTATATTTTTCAATCCATTTATAATCAAAAGCATATAATTCTGCTGTTTTTCCATTGCCATATGTATACGATTTACCCGGAGTTTTATTAGTATCTAATACTTTTATTTTACCAATACAAATTACATCAACAGGTTCTTTAATCCATATTTCTCCAGTTATACCTGAGTCAGGAACGTCTTTAATGTTTGGAGAATATGTTTTATAATCTTTAATAGGAATATAAACATAAAATTCTTCTCCCTCGCAGTTTCTTGAAAGTCCCATTAAACATTGCTCGATAGATGGAGCAAAACAAACTCTTTTTGTTTTATTTTCCTCATAATTGTTTTTTGTCATAAAATTATTTGGAATTGATGGATTAATAGTTTTGATATTTTGTCTATTAGATATATGATAAAGATGAAATTTATTATTTTCAGTAATTAATTCATCAAATAAATTATCTTCAACTGTTTCACACATAACAATAGGTCTTTTATCACCATTTAGAAATCTCTTTTTAGTTTCATCTAAAAATTCAATAAATCTAAAATTATTCTTTTCAATTATCTTTATATAATTGAAACTATTAGAATTAGATTTCATTACTTCATCTTTAAGTCTTTCTTTAACTTTATCAACTGCTTGAATTTTTGGATGATTATTAGTCCCCTCTTTTATTTCTATTTCCAAATTTAATGATGGAATAAAAAAGTCAGGAATATAAAAATGTTTTTGACCTTCATATATATAATAGTATGTATGAGGAGATGGTCCAATCACATCTTCAGGATTAAACTCCAATACTTCATCAAGAAACTTTAAGAAACTTAATTCATACGTACCAGTATAAGGAGTTTCATGTACATGGTCTCTCCATGTATATACTCCGCTAATTTTTCTATTAGCTAACATCTTTTTTTGTTGTTCTGGGTCATTAAGTAGATTTACCTTACCATATTTACCAATCATTCTATTTCGAAATGTTTCTACATATTTTTCTTTGCATTTCGGATTATTACAGAATCTATGATATTTATGAGTTTTTTCGTTCCATTCAGTATCTTTTTTACATATAATACATGACCCATGAGTCTTACCTGTTTTTAAATAATAAACAAATCTCCATGCAGTCATATCTTGAGGAATAGATTCTGAATGAGATGATTCTATATGAGAAACATATAAGTCATATGATTTCATGTATTCACCGCAAAATTTACATGTAATTCTTTTTGTACCCATTTTATCACCTCACA